CGTATGCAGGGCTTTATGGATGTCTGGAAGCAGGAGGTTGCCAAGCACACGGAAGACTCACTGTATGGTATAGAGCGTAACTTTGGCATCAAACAGATGTACGAGAACCTGCCTCCGCAGGAACGCTTCAACCTAGACCTTCCTACAATCACACAGATGATGAAGGACAACGAGCGTTCAAACATCGTAGCCGCTCGTGAAATAAAGAAGCGTTACAAGACGCAGAACAAGGAAATACTTGACGAGGCATCTCTTGAGCAATTCCAGTTCGGTGAAAGCGACACGCTCATAATGGATGAGTGGTCTAGAATTAACCAAATACTTGCACAGGCTTTGTCTACTGAAGCGTCCGTGATAAAATATAAGAAAAACGCCCAAGGCTTCATCAGTTCCAGACCGTTTGCCTTGGACAATCTCTTGTCAATGAAGGACAACCTTAGGATTACAGACCTGCGTAAAGGCAAGGACAACACAATGTCCATAGACTGGGACAATCCCAACAAGCCTAACTTCAGAGACACCATAGATGGCAGATACTTCATCAAGCGTGAGTTGACCAAGGACAAGAAAGGAAGTCCTGTAGAGCGGTTCTCAATCTACTTTAAGGGTGAACGCTTTGCTACTCCTACTGGTCAGAAGGTACACGAGATACCTACGACACGCTTTGCCTCTACTGCAGACCTTACGGAAGCACAGGTTATGATTAGGTTCTTTGAGGACGATGTTGTTAAGGTCAAGAGAGCCGCCGCTATGATTGAGGGAGGCAACAACAAGTTCTCTGAGTTTAAGGTTGGAGAACAGGACTATACGCCAATAGACCCTCAACAAGGTCTCCTTATAAACTGGGGCAATGCCAGCCACTTTGCAGAAAATGTTCTGCAACTGTATAAGGAGAATAAAGGTAAGCCGTTCTTCAGTCAGTTGATGGCAGACAAACTTGAGGGCATAGGTCAATACGGTGAAATGCATTACCTCAAATGGGATGTTAACGGTAAGCCAAGAAAGGAACAACTGTTAATCACCCCGATGAAGGAAGGCGTACTCGCCAAGTACTTTGAACGAAAAATCAGCCCAGATGGTCACACGCTGTGGGTGCGTAAGAAGTCTGACAAGCCTATGCCAGAGCCTAATGCGGCTACGGAGGAGAACTCTGCCGCACAGGGACAAGCAACAAGGTCTGAAGAAGCCAGACCTTTGTCTGATGAAGAGCAGACAGTCAGCGATGTTTCAAACTTCAGCATCATACAGTCCGCTGGCCCTACAGCCGACAGGCCGTTTGAAGATTGGGTCATCGTCAGAAACAGACTCAAGTATACCATCATCAAGATAGACAAGGACAACAAGAGCATCTTCCGAATATTCAATCCTGCGTCTGTCTTTATGGCTGAGACATACCACGAGTACGAGGCTGTTGAAGAAATACTTAAACAGGAGATGAAGCAGTATGAATGATGACCAATCTGTACAACATCTTATAAACGAGTTCAAGAAAACAGGTTGGCTGTTTGGAATTCTTGGCGGTCTTGGTATGCTGGCTAGGCTGATACTTACAGACGAGAAGTACAATACGACTCGTTGGATAAGGAAGATAGCCGCTGGCACAATCGTGGGGGTAATCTGTTACTTCTCCGTATACCAAACCAGCCTAGACCCATTCTACAAAAGCGTATTCTGCTCCATATCTGGCTCTATAGCACCAGAACTTTTCAACTGGATACGCAGTAAATTTTTACAAAAAGCCCAAGACAATGGCTAATATCGACTTTCAACTTTTAAGAGATTGGTATAATTCTAATTATTATACTGGTATACCATTAAACCTAGACAGTGGTCGTTCCGCTGAAGCAAGAAAAACAAGAGAGTTCTGGACAGATTATGTACAAAGCAGACCTTTAGAACTTGACCCTAGGGTAAAGTACAGAATAGCAAACAAGGAAGCAATAGACGAGTTTGACCGTACAGGTCAAATTACTGGAACTACTACTTATTCTTCCCTTAATGACATACCAGCCGTTTACTTTTCTCAAGGTCAACCGCTTCATCAATATGCTAAAGGTTCATTAACTGGAGGAGGTACTGCACTTAAAGAACAACAACCATATTTAATAGCAACTTTAGGAAATGACTGGGGCTCTTCTGCAAGTGTAACTGGTTTGACACAAGACCAAATTAGCAGGAGTCTTCTTACTGATTCTATTTATGATAGAGTAGACGAAGATGCTCAAGGTGCAGTACGAGATGCACGATATACACTTGAACAAATAAGAAGAGAAGTTCCTAGAATCAGAACTCAAGACCAATTTGAAAGATTGTTTGAAAGGATTGATGAACTTCAAGAAACTTATCCTAATTTTTCTAGTGCTATAGAAAGACACATATTTGGAGCCCCTGCAAAAGGTTATTACGAAAGTGCTAGTCCAGACCTTGAAACTTATTACGGATTAGATGATGCTAAAAGAGTTCTTACTAACAGAAAACATTGGATACCAGACAGTTTTGATGAACTAGAGATTCTTAAAGATGGGTATTACGCTCGTGGCCTTGCTGATGGAGGAATTACTAAGGCCACTAGAGATTTAATGCTAGCAGATATTGATAAGGCTTTAAATGGTATGCGTGGCGTGGAGGATACTTTAAGAATAGACCCAAAGATTATTAAACAATTTGAAGTTTATCCTGCTGGACAGTTTAGTAGCGGTAGAAATATGTATGCTATTCCAGATTTTGTTGATGCAAATCAAAGAGCAACCTCTTTGCTTCCTTCAGATACTGAACTGTTTGAAAAAATTGCATCTGGAAAAGCAACACCAGAAGAAATTGAAAAGGTCTACGGTTTAGGTGCGTTGCAAGACTGGAGAGGTGGAGGTGGTAGCAATAAAACACTGTTTATAAATAATCCTAATTCCAAATCGATTGAAAGAGTAGGCAATATCATACCTACTTTAGGGGCTTCAATGGGTGCGATGAGTTCTGAGGTTCTTCCTCGCACATTAATCGAAGATTCATCTGGTAAGCCAACTTGGTCTATTACATCTCCAAGCGTAGAGGTTGGAAACTATAGACCATTTGCAATTTGGCAGTACACAAAAAATGGCTTGCGACTTATCAACCAAGGAAACAACGAGCCTGTTGTTGGAGGTGTAAAACCTATTCCTACTGGCAGAGTTGATTCAGATTTGATTCGGAAATCACAAAAAAGCGGAACTGCTTTTCGTGGAAAAACTGGAGAAGGGCTTATCGATTTCTTTGGAATATCTGATGAAGTTGCAAAAGATTTTGGTGCGACTGGTAGTTATTTTCACAAGTGGCAAACACAGGAACAACTTGCTCAAATGCAAGTAAAAGATGCGATAAAAAGATTTGATAAAATGGGATGGAGGCGTGGCTTTGTTGATTTTGATGGATATACTGCTCCGTTTACAAATGTAGCAAGTAGTATTTTGCAAAAAGACCCATACCTTGGTGCTATGGAGTATGGTATGAGCGATATGAACAGAGCGGCTAGAATTGCTGAGACTTATGCCGATAGTTCAGCCAACAGAGCCTTAATGAATGCAGAACTTGCTAATGCTGGCCTAAGAACAATTGGCAAAGTTGGTACTGCCGCCGCTATCGGCCTTGCACCATATGATGCATTGAGCAGAAGAGAACTAAACTTTACTGACTTTTACAACAGATACAGAAGAGACCCAACATATGAAGAAAATATGGGGCTCAGAATTCAGTCTGGCGTAGAGCCAATATTAAATTTGGCTACATTTGGTATGTATGATGCACTTGCGGAAACGCCTACATACAATGCTTACCTTGACTACGAGGCTAAGGACTTGGGAAGAAGAAAAGTAATCCAAGCAGGTATCGATTACCCTATGATAGGAGGCTACCAAGTTGAAAGAACCACAAGATGAGATGCATTGTTTTAGCAACACTGGTTTTTGCTCTATGTGGTTGTGCTACCACGCAGACAGATAAACCACCAATCGTAGTTTCTAACAATGAGCAAAAAGACTCGTACATCACGAAAGTTGAAGAAGTCGTCTCTGAGTCTGCTTCTGCTCTCACTGCTGTCATCCCTTCCGTCCCTGCTGGAATCCCTAGAGAGATTATTCAAGGACAAATCGAAAGACTGAGTGGAGTAAGCAAGCCTAAGAGCGACAGGATAAAAGAGTACGAGCGTATAATCAGAGAGAAGGACGAAAAGGCCGTAGAAGAGGACAAGCGTAGAGCGGCTAAGGTCGATGAAGAGACCAATAAATTGTGGGCAAAAGTAGAGGAAAAAGATAAACAACTAACTCAAGCAATTGCCTTGCGAGAAGAATCAGAACGGATACTGAAAGAAGAAAGAAAAACAAAACTAATCCTGCAAGCGTCTTTGGTTTGTCTAGGACTATTAGTATGTGGGGTAGCCTTGGTAGCATTCTCTCCGATAATTTTTCTGAAAAGGTCTGGTGCTATTATGGTTGCGTGTGCAATAGGGCTAGAGGCTCTCCTGCTCTGGTATACCTCTTGACAGCAAGTCCGTACAGGGCAGACTCGCTCGTGCATTGTAGAGTTAAGGGAAGGGTTTGCGTTGTTGCCTTTGGTGGCTCTACCTTGAAGTTATATCGTCTTTCCCTTAGGGACGATGTAGCGATTGGTGGGTGCGGCTGGACTTGAACCAGCATCTTGTCCGTTATGAGCAGAATGTTCTGACCTTTGAACTACACACCCCAATCGAGAGTAGAGGGTATCCGATTTGAACGGATGGGGCTGTTACACCCAGCAGTTTTCAAGACTGCCGCAATAGACCACTCTGCCAACCCTCTGAAAATCAACCGTCATTCATACTCGTCCTCATCGAACTCCTCGTCTATGTCAATGTCTTCCCTGTAGATGACAGGACGAGGTACAGGCATATAGGGGATGGCTCGCTCCGTATTGAAGTCAACTACCTGCGAGGCTTGGTCGTAGGTGATGCCGTCCTTGGTCATATAGACCTCGATGAGGGTGTCATAGTCGTAGACAATGCCACCAGTGTATGTGCATTTGCCTGTGATGGCGTTGTCCATCCACTCACGAGGGGTCAAGAAGATGCACCCCTTGTACAGTTCATCGTTTTCCTTTAAGTCTGCTTTTGAAACTTTTTTCATCTGATTTGAGTTTGAATTTGTAGACTGGAATCTTCTTAGTGAAAACCCCGTTTGTTTTTCTTCTTACGAACCGAACCTCCAGTTTTCCCTTTGACATTAGTTCGGCTATCAATTTTTGCGAAACACGCTGGGCAATGTCGTATCGTCTCGCTACTTCTGCGGACGAAAAGAACCCTGCTGGCATCTTCTCCTCCTTCACAGGAATGTACCTTCTGTCCGCCCTCAGTTCGTTGATGAAGCGATTGAAATCCGTTTTCATCGTGCTTCTTGTGGGTAGATGAATTTGTTTCCGACCCGATGTATTTGCCAAATCTTCCAGTCGTTACCTTGTACATACCCGCATAGCCAGCCAGTACCCCATTCAGCAGTTCCCAGTCGGTTCTTAGCATAACGCATTTCACGCTTACGAGAGAGGTGTCCTCCGCAAAATCCAACGACACCTCCGTGCTTTCTGGCGTTGACACAGGCGATGCGATGGAGGTGTCCCATTGTGACCGCCCCACCCGACACTCCATAGAACTCAGCGTGTTCCGATACCGAGTATCTATTGACCGTGTAACCGTGAACGACTGCGACTGGGCCGAGGCGAAACACTCCCTCGTCTGCGTGGTAGGGGAGAATAGTCTTGCAACCAATCTCCTTAAGGAAGTTGTCGAGGTCTTCCATAAGATGGAAGCAGTAGTCTTTAACGATTGCATTAGTTGTAGCATAGAAGATGTTTTCTGGACGCTCGCAGTGGTTGCCCTTGAGGTATCTGGTAGGCTTGAGGTGATTGAGGAATTTCTTTCCCCACTTGATGTCATCCTCAAGCGTTTCAGACTGTTCGTTGGCTGAAGCCCCACCTCTGATGGAACGGAAGTCAAAGCCGTCCCCTGCGTGGATGATTTCATCTGGTTGATACCATTGGATGAAGTCAAACAACGCCTTAGCGGCATCCCAGTCCACCATATCTCCGTGGTTATCGGAGACGATTACGAATTTGATTTTCTTTTCTTTTTTGGCTTTTCGCATAAAGGTGGTTGGATGCCAGACTCGTACTGCAATAGCCTGTAGCGTAGATTGGTTACCTCGTCAGTAAGGTACTGCATTGCTTTGACCATCTCACCGAACTTGACCATTCGGTCATCGTCATATGGTGCTGGCTCGCTCACGACAGACCTCCCGCTTCAAAGTCTCTGTATGCTTTGTTTGCTTCATCGGTGTCGGGAAGGTGCTTGCCCATCTCGGTGCCGAGTTTGCGGAGCGTCTCGACCTGTGCCGTCAGACGCATATCATCAAGGGCGTATTGGTTAAGAACGTCGTGATGGTAATCTTCTAATTTGCTCAGCCGCTCGACATCGGCCTTGAGGTTGGCGTAGTCCTGCCACTTGACCCATTCGCCTTTGGGGTGTTCCCAATGCGGACTGCCAAGAAGTGAGCCTTCGGTCTTACCTGTATATCGGATTACTCTACCTCTTTGATGCTCGTTGGCATTCGCATCGCTGGGTTCTTGAGGAACTGGAGTATCAACTCTGCGTCCCTTATGCTCAGCATCACCCACTTTTGATGCTGGTTGCGTTTGGCTTGTCCTAGTAGGTAGGCTAAGCGGGAATCCACTGGTAGTATGGATTTCCTTGATTTGCGAGGCGTTGTTGAGGACATCGATGAGTTCTTCTACGGAGATACCTAGCAGGTAGGCAGAGGCTTTGAGGCCGTTTTGGTCTGTGTGGTTCATTGGCAGGTATTGAGATAAGCCCTAGCCCTGTTTAGGGCAGGGTCGTTAATCTGGGTATTGAACCGCAAGCGAGACGCACCAGCAACACCTTTGTTGTAGGCCATATACAGGCTCATCTCGGTAACCTTGACACCACGCTTCTTGAGCGTGTCCGCAATCCATTCAAAGTGCCATCGGGCTACTTGATGTGCCATCGTGTAGTTGAATGCGTTGTCCTTGTTGTACTGCCAGTTCTCTCCGTTCCTGCGACAAGCGTCTTGCCAAGCGGAGCGTTGAATCTGGTATCGTCCAAGACTAGCACCCCTGTCCCCAACAGCAGTGCATTGTTCGTTGGACTCGATGATGGCAACTTTTTGCAAAAAGCCATCCGTGATTTCCATAGCCTGTGCTTGGATGCACAAGGCGAGGAGTAGTGCGTATTTCATTGGTGAAGAATGCCCCTGCTAGGAATCGAACCTAGATAATTCGCTTAGAAGGCGAATGTTCTATCCATTGAACTACAGGGACAGAGGTGTTAGAACGGAACTTCGTCAGTGGATTCTGGTTCGCTACCACCATCCTGCTTCATAGCCCAGAGGGCTTGTGCAGACTTCTTGAGGCTCAAGTCCTTGACTCCGACCTTGCCAGTCTTTTCCCAAGGCTTCGGCTCCCACTTGTTCGCCCAGTAGTCGAGGTCGGCTTCTGGCAAATCTTTGAGTGCAGTACCCTTGTTCTTGCCGAACGGAACTTGCAGGTCAAAGTCAACGCTCACTCCGATGGACGGAGCGGACGGAGCGGACGCAGTTGCCTTCTTTGCAGGGGCAGGAGCGGACGCAGTCTTGACCACACGGTCTACTTCACAGTCATCATCGGTAGTAGCCAGACCTCCGATAGAAGCCAAGCAGTACCGTCTCAGATAGGTCAGAATTGCACCAGCCTGTTGACCAGTAGCCTGTTCACCGACAGGGACGATGCAGGAAGACTCGATGCTCGTTCCGTTCTTGTGGGCGATGATGGTCTTGATGCCGATGCCATTGTCGTGGTACTCAGAGGTAGGCAACTGGATGACCACGAGGCCGTGCTTGCTGAAGATTGGCTTCAAATACGACAGGTGAGCCGAGAGGCTGGCGAATTTCGACTTGAAATGCGGATTGAAGTCATCCGCAACAATGTCCTTGGTCTCATCGTGTACCTTTCCGAGGGCAATGTACAGTTCAGAGAGGTTCTGCTTAGGCATAGTAGTATCTTCCATAGTCTTAAAAAGTTTATTACTTCTTAGTAACCACTTCATTGATGTTGCGGCTGTTCAAGCAGTTGATGCGGACAGGCTTGTTTTGGTCGTTGATGTAGGAGTAGTACTCGTACTTCTTGACCTTGACAGGCTTGAGCAGTCGAGCCATCCGACCATCGGGCAGGATGACATACTTCTTTGCGTTGGTGACCTCAATGACGAGGTCGTTGTTGGTTTGGGTGTTGGTTTGGGTTTCCATTTTTGTGGGAGAAATTATTCCTTGGATGCTCCGTGGATGGTGAAGTAATCCTTTATTCTGCGGATGATTGCCGCACCAGTTTCGGAGTTGTTGAACCTGTCGAGAAGGCCGTTGCCATTGTAGTTTGTTGTGATGATGGTCGGTCTGTTGTTCGATGTACGCTCGTCAATGATGGCGAATAAATCAGACTCCATCCGTGCCGTCAAGCGTTCTTTACCAAGGTCATCGAGGGATAGTATTGCACAGTTCACGAGTCTGTCAATGACCTCGCCGTGTGAACGGTTCTCAAACCCTTCCTCAATCTTCTGCTCCAGTTTCCGCATCGTGAGGAACTCGGCAGTCCGTGGGTAGAACTCCTTCCAGCCTCGATTGAACATAAGCCAAGCCGTGCGTGTCTTGCCTGTGCCTGTAACTCCGTGGAGCAGGTACGACTTGCTGGAGTCATAGGAGTTGACAGCCTCCTGCATCTGTGGTGCAAGGCGGGACTCGATGGTGTCGTAGAAGGCCGCAGGAGTGCTTGGGTGTACAGGGCGGAACTGCCAGTGGTTTTTCTCAAAAACCTCCTTGTAGACGAAAGGCCATTCGTGATGTTCCTTAGATTTAAAACAGTCTAGGCACACGGACACGAGAGGCTTGAACTTCTCGCTCCGTGAGTCCCAAACAGGTACTGCGTCCTTCTTGCAATGAATGCATTTAGAAGCCATTGGCGTGGTCTTGGTTGGTTAGTGGTGCTTTGTATTTTGCGGTGTCCTGCTTGGTCACAAAAAGCCCCTGCCAGCCGAATGCAATACTTTTGTCAATCGTGGCGATGGCCTGTTTCTCGTTGGACAGACCTCCAAGCATCTTCAACTGTTCGCCCTTGGTCATATCGGTCAAGGGCTTCTTGGTCTGCTTCCTGTAGTCTTCCCACTTCTTCCAAGCCTCCTTGAAAGCCTCACCATACGGCAACTCCCTTGTATCTAAATCCTCTTTCTTATCATCTTTACTATATGTAGGAAGTCTATTTCCCCCCTTGCGGGAAATCTGTTTCCCCCTCCCTAGGAAATCTGTAGCACCCACCAAGGCTTGCTTCTCCACAGTCCGCAGGATGCGTTTGCCTTCCAGTTCGATGCGTACCACCAACTGGTAGTCGATAAGCGTTTTGAGGACATTCTTGACCTGTCTGTCGCTCAGTTGCAGGGTCTGTGCAAGGTAGCCGTTGGAGGCGTAACATCCCTCTTCATTGTCGAGGGCGTTCACGATACCGTACACCACCTTTTCGGTGATGGTAAGGGTGTCCATCTGGAAGACCTCTACAGGAATCCAGACACCAGTAAATGAGGGTTTGCTCACTTGATGTACAGGTCTTTGAGGATGCCGTTCTTAGGCTTGTGCCAAGTGTCTGCTTTCACGCAGTCGCTGTACTCAAGCAGGAGAATGTCCACAAGGGTCTTCCAGCGGTCAAGTTCCTGCTCGTCCACAGCGTGAAACAGGGCTGAACTGGGTTCGCTGGTCTCAACTGCGATAAACTCAAAGTTAAACTTCCTGTTGTACACCTTCTCAGCCATCAGCGTATAGAAGCCAGCCTGTAGCCAGTACAGCCTGTCCTTTACCGTATACTTGAACTTCTCGATGTTGGCATCGTCACACGACTTGATGTCTCGGATGATGCCGTTCTCTACATCCAGCAGGTCAAGGCGGGACTTACAGGCCACCTCGTGCAGGTCGCACATAAGCACCTGCTCATAACGCATACCCTGCGTAGCCTTGATTTGCCGCCACTCTGGACTGTAGGTGATTGCCGTACAAGCCCTCTCAACGACATCCCTAGAAGCCGCCTTGAGGACGGTCTTGCCAGCGTACTGTTCCTCAAACGCCTTCTTGATGGCCTTGCCTTCCGTGGTTCGTCCATCCACATCTGGCAGGTAGCCGATGTCCGAATGGTACAGGCTTGGCTGGAGCATTGCCGTGTGGATGGCAGTCCCAATCTTCATAGCCTCGGTGGTCTCGACCTCCTTCTGGTTAAAGAAGTGGAAGGGCGAGCGGTGGAACGCCTTGAAGCGGGAAGCATTCAAAGCGGGAAGAGAGCGGTATTCGCTCTCCGTCATTTCACATACTAGTGACTTACTCATTGGTTGTTGGTTGTTGGTTTTGGTCTATGTACACAGCGACTCTTGGTAGAGCCGCCCAGTACTTCTCAACGGTTATGGCCCAAACTTGACTGTCGTCAACCCAGTATTTGCATTTTGTAAACTCGTCCAGTATGGCCTTGACAACATTGTCAACATCGGGTTTAGTCGTTTTTACAAGTATTTTACACTTGTTAATCCTTGGTAAAAGGTACTTGGGCGGACTATAATAAAGTCGAATATACACCCGAACTGGCCCTTCAATCGGCTTTTCCAACTTTTCAATGTGTTTTCCGAAGGAATTTGACCAATTTGTGACCTTATTATTCTTCATCTTACCTATAAACTGTCTGCCATCTCTGGTTTTTAATATTCTGAGGTTCGCTTGATGGGTAGATGTCGGTGGTTCTATAGGAACAACCAACCAACATTGACTTTCGGGCAAATTTTGCATATTTTGTTGCTATGGAATCAGAGTCTAAATACGAAAGGGTTAAGAATGACCAAAAGTCTGTTACCCTCGAAAAAATTACGCCAGAAAAAAAGAAGGAAATCGTCTGGCTCACAGAACAAGGCCACACCCAGAAGGACATCGAAGAACAAGTCGGTGTCTCTTCCCATACAGTCGTTGCCGTTCGTCAAGAGATGGGTGACAAGGACATAGACCTCGGCACTTACAAGCGTAAGACCAGCGAGTTGTTTAAATCCATCATCTTAAAGGGTGCTACTAGGCTCGACTCAGAGATTGATAAACTGCCCATCACGCAGATGCCATTGGCCTTAGCCATCCTCATCGACAAGGTTCAGACCCTCAACGACCAGCCTGTCGTGGTGACGGAACATCGCCTCAAGGTAAGACACGAGGACATCAACAGAATGCTTTCTGGAGAGGTAATAGAAATCCAGAATCCAGATTCCCCAAAAAATTAATTTCCTAAAAAGGTCACGCTGAAGACAGGTGTCAGCGACCTAGAACAAGGTAAGGAAAGGTCTGCGGTTTCGGGCGGTGCGGGACTGCAGACCCATCCAGAAATCGTGGTAGAATATGGTTAAGCGAGAAAGTCTCCGCCCCTGTTCTCTAGACTCAAGCAACCAGCCGTGTGGCTGGTTGGCAGGAACTGCTACGCCCACTAACCCAAACTACTGTGGGCGTGTCGGTCTATGCGGAGGCAAGTATCGTGAACCAAAAAACTATGAGCAACATCAAGTCGCTCTCCCTCACGCTCCAGAACGCCGTCAAGGTCGAGGTCGTCTCGTCCTGCGTCTGGACTCACACCGCTCCGTACGCAAACATCAACACCTACGAAGGTGAGATGAAGTTCAGCACCGCCGCCATCGCCGTGGCGAAGCAGTCCACCGAGCATATCTTCACCACCATTTTCGTGACCACGAAAGAGGCTGGTGACTGGATGCATCGTTTCGACATCACGAAGCACGAACTCGCTCGCCTCGCCGCATACGAGTTCGTCAAGTTGATGCCGACTCTTCTCGCCAAGGCTTATGGCGTTCACGCTGACGGCTACATTCGTCTGCGTACCGACAGCCAGCGTGACGAAACCCGCAAGATGTCCGAGGCTTTCGTGTTGGACTTCAATCGTGAAGTCGAGTCCAGCATCTCGGAGTTCCGCAACGACTCCTGCTCCAAGAACGACCCTGTCGTTGAGGAGTCCAGCACCGTTGCTGACTACAACCAGTTCGATGCCATCAAGTACATCGACAACACGAAGCAGAACTCGTAACGCATCGGAGCGTCTCGTCCACGACTGGCAATCGTGGGCGAGTATCTCTGCCGCATCTCATACGCATATGAAAAACCTGTTCAACTTCTCCAACGCAAAGACCGTCAAAGGAGAGAGGCTCGGCTATCGCACCGCCATCCTCTATCTCGCCCCGCACAAAACTTCTGGGGTGACCAATGTGTGCGAACACGCAACGCACGAGTGCAAAGTCTTGTGCCTCAACACCGCTGGCCTCGCTAGCGTGTTCAAGACCATCATCGAGTCCCGCATCAAGAAGACTCGCTGGATGGTCAAAGCACCCGACCTGTTCTGGTCTCGCATCGATGCAGAGATTACGAACCACGAGAACCTTACGCATCGTCAGCAGACGAAACTCAAGCGTAAGTTCAAGCCGTGCGTTCGCATCAACGGCACGAGCGACTTGTGGAACGAACACATTCAGAGCGTGATGTATCGTCACCCAGATGTGCAGTTCTACGACTACACGAAGGACTTCCAACGCATCGTCGATTGGAAGTACGGCAAGTTGCCTCTTCATTACCATCTCACTTACTCGTATGCTGGTGGAGACACAGGCAATGCGAAGTGGTGTTTGGAAAACGGAGTCAATGTGTCTGTCGTGTTTGACACGCCTCGCAACAAACCTCTCCCCGAAGAACATTGGGGATGCGAAGTTGTTGACGGTGACAAGCACGACCTGCGTTTCCTCGACCAGCGTGAGCGTGGTCGCATCATCGGACTGCGTGGCAAAGGCAAAGCCATCGGAGTCATCGGACACGAGCAATCGTTCGTCCAGAAAGGAGTCCAGTCGTGAGCGAGTGCGACTGCGGCAGTAAGAAACATTCGTGGTGGAAGGTCGATGGCTACGGCATCCCTCTCGTTCGTGTCTGCAAAGACTGCGAGCGTCAGAAGATGAAACGCTTTCGACCCGACATCAACACCCGCTACGAAGCGGACGAACCGATTGACGAGAATGAATAAGTCTCGTCTGTCTGATTGGGAGGACAAACACGATAACCTTCTCGCCGAACTGCTCTCCTCCCAGAGCGGTGAAGCGGAAAACCAAAACCAAAAACAAAACAACAATGACCAAGCGTCACAGCCGTTCCACCAAGGCTCTAAATAAGTGGAAACTGATGAGCGATGAAACGCTCATCTTCAACGAGGTCAATCTGACCTCCGTAAACGCTGACAGCAATGTCGTGCGTAAGAACGGCAAGCCCAACTGGCTTGCGACACCCGAAGCGGAACAGAAGCGTCTCGATGCAATCCGCCTCCGCTTTAAACAGCGGAAGGATGCTCGTGAAGCGTCCAAGCGTTATATGGAGAAGCACGGTCTCAAGTGCATCTCCGCTCGCATCCCTGTGACGATTGTCGATTACTTCCATTCCATTTGCGAGGAACACAACCTCTGCAAGGCCGAAGTCATCGCACGACTGCTCCGTGGCTTCATCCAGCGTAACTCTCGTCCCAACACGAAGTAACGCCCACCAATCGCTGTATCCTGTGCGAAAACCGCTACAAACATCTAGGCAAGTAGCACAGGGTGCATCACCAAAACCAAAAACCAAAACAACACACAAACAACCGTTATGAAAAAACTGTTCTCCCTAATCGCTTCTTGGTTCGCACCAAAGAAGTATGAACCCAGCGAAGTGGATTTGCTCCGCTTGGAGTATCACAGTCGTGTCCAGAGTCTGGAACACGATGTCCGTAGGCTCTGCACGATGTTGAGTCACGACCAGATGAGCGTCACGACTGACCCAGCAATCTTGAAGGAACACTTCAAGACTGTCGTTCGTGAAGCCGTTGAGGAGTCGTTCGACTTCAACACGCTCGTCAGCGATGCAATCACCGACCACGACTTCAGCGACAGCATCAGCGATGCACTCGATGATGCCATCAGCAATCGTGATTGGGATTACGAACTGCGACAGGCTATCGACTGGGACAAGGTCGCAGATAAGGTCGCAGACAAAATCGAGTGGTCTGATGTCATCAGCGACAACGACATCATCACTCGTGACGAACTCGACCCGAGCGATGTGATGCTTCAGTCGGAGCATATGTCTGACGATGACCTCGTCACTCGTGCAGACCTTTCCGATATGGTCGGCGATGAGTTGAAGCGTGACTGGTTCACCACCAAGTTGCAGGAAGACATCGCTCGTATCTTCAAGGATACGCTGTACGCCGCACGACAGACCGAGGAAGACAACTGCCGCAACGCAATCGACGATGCCATCGAGGCAAAACTCGACCTGCTGTTGGTCGAGCAGATGAAGTCCAAGTTCGGCCCGCAGTTCGACATCTGGTTTCACAACCTCGTGGCTCACGCAGTCAAGACGGTTCTGGGCGAGATGGTCAAAGCGGCCTACGAGGAAGTCACCAACGCCGAGGGCAACAACAATGCCTAATCCATTCACGCAGGTCGTGGTCTGGCCTCACACGCTGTTCGGTGACAACACCGAGCAGGACTTGCAGGAGTTCGCCACCGAAAACTTTGATGTTCGCATCAAGTTGATTGGCGAACACCGCATCAACAAGGACAGGACTGACCTCCTGTTCTACATTCACAGCGAAGACATTCCCAAGTTCGCAATCCCACGCCTCAACTGGGGTATGCGTTGGCTTGAGGATGTGATGGCTAATGACGGCTCTTACCAGCCGCCAGAAGGCATCGCTCCTACTTGGAACGAAGACGCTATTCTCGAGGCCAAGTCCAAACACCTGTCCTCTTAACCCCCAACAAATTTGTGCGAAAAGCGAAGCGTCCACACAGGTGTTAGCCTAGTAGCACAGAAACCAAACAAAAAACAAACATATGTCACACGACATCGAGGGTGCTGGCCTCTCCCTAATCCGCCAGCAATACGAGAGCGAGACGCAAGTCGCTCGCTCCTACGGCCAGAAGGTTACTTCTGGTTCCAACGCCCACAACTACACGGTCAAGTCTGTCCCGCTCTACACGGCGGACGGCAAGCCTGCTAATGCGTGGGGCAACCAGCGTTCGGATAATGGCATCATCATCGGTGTCACCTCCGAGCGTTATGGCATCGTCCAGAACTCCGCATTCACCGACTCCATCGAGACTGGCTTCAACAGCCTTGGTCTCGAGCCGAGCAAGCGTGAGGCCATCGTCACTCGCTGGGGTGCAAGGTCTCACATCGAGTACGAGTTCAATACCCGCACCGCACAACCCGCCAAGGGTGACACGGTTGCGTTGCGTATCATCGCTCGCAACTCGTTCGATGGCACGAGCAAATCGTCCATCAGCGTTGGTGCTGTTCGTCTGGTCTGCCTCAACGGTATGACCTCGTTCCGACAGGACTTGTCGATGTCCGTGCGACACACCACCAATGTGTCTCCCGCATTCGTCACCCGAGTCCTGCAACAGGCGATGGATGAGTGGTCTGAACTGAATGCAGTCTGGGCCAATATGAGCCGTGTCAGCATCTCGCAAAATCAAGGCTACACCATCATCGACAACCTCACGAAGCGTGGCATCTATGCCGAGCGTTTCGCCAAGGCCGTCACCGAGGTGTGGGCTCACCCTACCTACCGAGAAGACGAGTCTCGCAACATCTGGAATCTGTACAACGCTCACACGCAAGTGCTGACGCATAACTACGGCATCCAGAAGTACGAGATGACCCAACGCTCTGGTCACAACATCGTGTCCTCCCTCCGTGGTGCGGCACTCAACGAGAACGAGTTCCTGTCGCTGGTGACCCCAGTCGACATCAACAACTGATACACAGGGACGCATCATCGCAAGGTGGTGCGTCCCGCCTATCACTATGGGTCTCGACCAATTCGCTTGGGCACAGCGTCCAGAAATCGCCCCGCTTGAACTAATCACCGAGCGTGAACTAACCGAACAAGAGTTTGAGACAATCGACAAAGGCAAGATTGACCTTTGCCAATGGCGTAAACACGCCGACCTCAACGCTTGGATGACGGAACTCTACTCCCGCAAGGGTGGTACTGATGAGTTCAACTGTGTCACGATGCCGCTCACTCGTGATGATTTGCTGTCCCTACAGCATCACATCGAAGAGCATAACGGATACGAACAGCGTGGTAGTGGTTTCTTCTGGGGTGCAACACAGCCCGATGACATCCTCCGTGACAAAGCCTTCATCAAGGACGCTCTCAACGCCCTGTCAGAAGGTTACGAAGTCTTCTACTCCTGCTGGTACTAATCATACCTATGAGCCTAGACTTCAAGTTCCCAGAGTCCGTTGACCGCTCGCTCATCGAGTACACGACACAGCGAGCAGGTGACGATAAGCCACAACTGTACTGGCATCCTCGTGCCGAGGTATTCATCTACTACCAGATGTTGCTTCAGCACGACCTCACAGGCGAGATGACTACGGACAAGTTGATTGAGATTGCGAGACGCATCGCACTCATCGACCTGTTCCATATCTCTCCTCAACTGTGGGAAGGTGATGTTGCATATCGTGTGCAACTAGCCGATGTCATTGCCTATTGGGGCTTGTCCACAAATGTATCCCACCTTACTCGCAGTAAGTGGGATGCTTATTACCAGCGTTGCTTCATCAAGCGTGACGCAAAGGATGTTATCGAGCGTCTGCGTGTGCGTGTGCCATACAGAACCAGAAACTCCGATGCCGAGTCCAGTTGAAGTGATTGTCCTATCCTTGTTTGCAGTAGCCCTGTACAAGGCCGTAACCAAAAAATAAAAATAGCAGAAAAAGTCACCCACAGCCACAGGTGTTAGCGTGACTTTGAATGCGGCGGCATATTCGGTGTGCCGCCTATATCTTTCCACAGACCCCTCCACAAGTCGTGGTATAATTCAGATGTCGAGGCAATCACGCCGAGGCAAAACCCAAAAAAAAAACCACCACAACAATGAAGAAGCAAACCACCACCAAGTCCACCGAAGCCACCGAGAAGAAGCCGATGAAGTCGGCCGAGTTCCTCAAGGCCGCCGCCGCCATCACGGCCACCGCTCGCAAGAGCGTGAAGGTCGAGAAGTCCAAGAGCGGCAAGGACATCGCCGCAGTCAAGCCCACCGCCAAGGAGGCCCTCGCCTTCATCCTCGAGTTCGGCGGCGTGGTCAGCGAGTTGGTCGAGGCCGCAAAGATTGCCCGAGACAACGCCAAGGCCGAAGGGAGCAAGGCGTTCAAGGGTGAGGTCGCAATCGTGTGCGAGAAGGTGAAGGGCATCAAACTCGACGACGCCGCTGTCATCAAACTCGGCACGGCGGCAATGAAGCGAGCCCTCAATCTCGGTGACTACAAGGCACTCATCGCCGAGCATCTCGCCAAGTGAGCGTGCTAGCACTCATCGTGCTACTCGCTGCTGTACGCATTGTAAACGGAAAGTGAATGCGTTGTAAGTAGCACGGCATTACAGAGAAAGTGTTCCCCTCGCCAAGCGGGCGGGGGGGACACGCTTCTCTTCTTTTACAGCGTTCTTCAACGCATTACTCTGCAGACTATTTACAGCAAAAGGCAAGCATAGTCTGTAAAGGCTGGGGGTTATTAGGGGGTTTTATAAGAACTTAGTCAAGCGTGAACTGTAGAAAGTCGGTTTTTTGTATGTTTTTATACTCAAATAGGGGGGTGAAATAGATTTCCTAGGGGGGTGAAGTGTATTTCCCGAGGGGGGTGCAATGGATTTCCTACATATAGTATAGTAGATATAATAGCGTATACATAAAAGGGTTGACATATCGATTTATTGGACTTTAATCGACATATGGACACGGAAGACATCAAAGAAAGGGACTTGGTAGACAAGTTCGGCATAAGCCGTAGCGAATTCAAAGAAATACGAGAGACCCTTGCGTCCGAGCATCAAATAGGTACGCTATGGTACAGGGAATCGTCAAATAAGCCCGAACATCTGCGTACCGTCTATTGGACTGGTGCTGGGTTGACATATTTGCGATACTACCTTGAGGTTAAGCGTCAAATGACTGACATTGTAGAGACTCCCAAGGAATGGAAGCCTATGACCAAGGGTGAGTTTGACAAATCGGTCAACAATACATACTGGGCTGGCAAGATTGTTGTAAATAACTACAAAAACACTACTTGTATAATGGTCGAGCATCAAACTGGATTCAAAGTCTTGACAAAGTGCAAAGACAACAAACAGTATTCCAAGGGCTCGTATGTTTTGGTTGATTCAAAGAACCTAACCCACATTGTACGAACCCCTAGTTTCAAATCATATGAAAAAGCCAACGAACAAGCCATCAAAGCCAATTCCAAATCCAAATAAGGAATTTATGGACAAGTTGACTAAGGATTTTGGTATTCCTAAGTACGACAAGCAGAAACTCTCTGACGGATTCAACGATAACGACAAACCAAAGAAAAAGTAATGGCTACCTACAAAGGCCGTAAGGTCTCACTCAACAAACCCTTCAGAACTCCCAGCGGCCCAAAAAAGTCCGCTGTCTATGTCAAGGGGTCAAAGGGCAAGGCAAAGATTGTGCGTTTTGGTGACCCCAAGATGTCCATCAAGAAGAATAACCCCGCCAGACGAAAGTCTTTTCGTGCCAGACATAAATGTGCAACGGCTAAGGACAAGACCTCTGCCAGATACTGGAGTTGCAAGGCTTGGTAATATTTGTATGAAAACTAAAAAGAAATCCTGCGGTTGTAAGAAAAAGTCTTGCTCTTGCAGAAAAAAGTAAAAACGATGCGATGCTTACGCATCGCAAAGGTACAGGCCACTGTAACTCAATCGGCAGAGTACCTGTTTTGTAAACAGACGGTTGTCGGTTCAAGTCCGACCAGTGGCTCCACTTTATGAACGACCAAGAAGAATGGAGACCAGTGCCAATCAAGCAATTTGAGGGGCTGTACGAGGTTTCAAGTCACGGACGGCTCAAGGCTTGCCCCAAGACAACAAGTGACGGCAGAAGGCTTCCAGAGCGTATTGTTAAGCCCACTAAACTGGTTAGTGGGTACTTACAGTTTAAATTGTACAACGATGGGTTTAGGGCAAACATAAATGCACACAAGTTAGTTGCAATTACATTTGGACTGATATATTGGAACGAACATTCTTTAACGGAGTTACAGATAAATCACAAGGACGGCAACAAGGAGAACAACAGTGTCTCTAACCTTGAAGCCTGTACCCCAAGTGAGAATGTGCTACACGCATACCGAACAGGGTTAAAATCATATGGACGAACCAACAGACATTAACGAATTATTTAATCAAGGAAAAGTTAGTTCAAAGAAGGCTGATGAAACTTCCAAAGGCCCACTTGATACTGTTTCATCTTATTGGAACAGAGGATACGCTCCAGAAATGGTTGGAGGTACGGTTGCCGCAAC